CATCCCGAAAGGCGCCGAGCAAAGCTGGACGCAGACCCCGTGGGGCGCGCTGATCTACCAGGCGGCCGTCGAGGGTTACCCGAACGGCGAAACGCAGCATCCGACGTTCTCGTGGAAAGTGATCGACGGTGACAGCCAGATCCCGAACAAGAAGGGTAAGAAACCGTGTGATCAGCAGGGATACCCGCGCCATTGGGTCATCTGGTTCGCCAGCGCCGCCGCGCCGAAGCTGTACGAAATCATCGGTAACAAACAGGGTGACGCCCCGCGCCCCCTGCTACCGCCGAACGAGATTTTGCCGGGTTACTACGTGCAGGTGTACGGCAGTGCGAAGGACAACAAGCCGTCCGAGACGCCGGGCGTGTACATCAACCACAGCCTCGTCGCGCTGGCCGGTTATGGTGAGCGTATTTCGCAAGGCCCGGACGCGAACGCGGTCGGCTTCGGTGGCGCACCGCTGCCCGCTGGTGCGTCCACGATCCCGGTCGGCATGATGACCACGCCGCCGGTCGCCCCCGCACCGCTGCCGGGCGCCGTGGTCCCGCCGTCGGCTGTTGCGCCCGTACCGCTCCCGAGCACGCCGTACGTTGCTCCGGTCGCCGTCGCGCCGAACCCGGCAATCCTGGCCGCGCCGCCGGCGCCGCCGGCACCGCCCGCCCCGGCCGCAATCGCGCCGCCACCCCCGCCGCCGGCACCCGCCGCTGATCCGATGGGCGCGCCCCCGGGCCGCCGCATGATCGGTGCGTACACGTACCAGCAGTTGCAGCAGGCGAATTACAGCGACGAGCAGATGATCGCGCAAGGGTTCATGGCGTAAGGTAAGCACGGGCCGGCGCGCGCCGGCCCGCATCACGAGGAGCATATGGGACACATCAGAATTAAACCGCGCGTGCGCCTGGCGGCCCGGGACGAACGCGACCGCCCGATATGGCACGCCGTGCGCGCTGGCGTCGTGGCGACCGGGCCGACGCCGCACGTCGCATTACACAACCTGCAAACCGTGGCGCCCACGCGCCGACGCGAACGATGACCACAGTACCGCCGCCCCCGCCACCGATCCCGCTGAAACACCCGGTATGCGTCGCCGCTGGGTGCCCCGGCCCGGCTGAGGATGAATGCCCCGTAACGGGTGCGCCGCAATGCCCGACCCCGGGCGATGGCCTACCGCCACCCCCTACGCCGATCCCGTTGCCGCCGGGACCGGACCGTGCACGCGACATCGCGGCGATGTTCTGGCCTGGCGGCGTCATCCCTGACACCCCACCCCCACCAATGCCGCTACCGGCCGGCTGGGTTCCGCCCCCGCCCCCGCCGATCCCGCTTGCGCCGATGGTGCAGGCTGTGACGGACGCCTACGTGGTCGAGCGCCCGGTCTACGTGATGGACACGGAGTGCTATCGCGACTACTGGCTGATTGCGTTCATGGACGTCGCGACGCTGGAAATCACGATGTTCGACAGCTACCCGGGCAAGCCGCTCGACGTGGCCGGCGTGGCGCGCATGATGCTGGCCGGGACGATCGTGACGTTCAACGGCATGAACTACGACGCGCCGATGATCGCGCTCGCGCTGACGGGTGCGGATAACGCCTACCTCAAGATGGCGAGCGACGCGATCATCACGCAGAACGTAAAGCCCTGGCAGTTCGAGCAACGGTTCAACGTCACCATCCCGGCGCAATGGGATCACGTGGACTTGTGCGAAGTGATGCCCGGCCAGTACGTGACGCTCAAGATTTACGGCGGCAAGATGCATTCCAAGAAAATGCAGGATTTGCCTATTGAACCGAGCGCGAGCATCAGCCCGAAAGATCGCGAGGATTTGCGCTTGTATTGCGGTAATGACCTGAACGTGACGCGCGACGCGTGGTTCCAGTTCAAGCCTCAAATCGATCTGCGCGCCGAAATGAAAAAACAATACGGCGTGGAATTGCGGTCCAAGTCCGATGCACAGATAGCCGAGGCGGTTATTAAATCGGAACTGAAATTTTATGTGCAAAAACCGACCATTCCGCCGCGCACGGTCATCAAATACAAGACTCCCGATTTTATTCGCTTTCACACGCCACTGTTGCAATCGACGCTCGCGATGGTGCAAGCGGCCGAGTTTTATATCAGCGATAAATTTGCGCTGACAATGCCGAAAGAAGTGAAAGAGGCGCTTATTCCTATCGGCCAGGCAAAGTATCAGTTCGGCATCGGCGGATTGCACTCGACCGAGGCGCAAATATCCCACGTGGCCGACGCGACGTATAGCATCATGGATCACGACGTCGCCAGCTATTACCCGTCGATCATCCTGCGTTGCAACCTATTTCCGAAACAGATGGGTGAAGCGTTCATCCACGTCTATCGGAAGATCGTTAAAACTCGACTTGAGGCGAAAGGTAAAAGCGGCGCAGCGAAGAAAGCCGGCGATAAGGTCGAGCAAAAGAAATGGGACATTGTCGCCAACGCTCTAAAGATTGTCGTAAACGGATCGTTTGGTAAATTCGGATCGCGCTTTTCCATTCTGTACTCGCCGGATCTGATGTTACAGGTGACGATCACGGGGCAATTGTGTTTGCTGATGCTGATCGAAGAATTGGAAATGTGCGGTATCCAAGTTATTCAGGGTAATACCGACGGCGTGGTTATCAAATGCCGCCGCGATATGGAATGGCTCAAGGATCAAATTATCAAGGATTGGGAAAAACGGACCGGGTTTGAAACCGAAGCGACGGAATACACGGGTATTTATTCCAAATCCGTCAACTCGTACATTGCGACCAAGCCGGACGGCACCGCGAAACGCAAGGGTGACTTTGCCGAGCCGGTCCCGGTCGGCGGATCCTGGCCCAGCCCGACCAACGTGATATGTGCCGACGCGGCCGCGCAATACCTCCTCGACGGTACCCCGGTCGAGCGCACGATCCGCGCGTGCACCGACGTGCGCAAGTTCGTCACCGTGTGGAACGTCAAGGGTGGTGCGATCAAGCATTGGGGCCGCGAGGTGCAGCCTGCGACCACGCAGAAAGGGAAGCGCGAGCAACTGGAGCGCGCCGGGTGGGAACCTGATTTCGAGTCGAAGGAGTACACGTACGGGAACAGCGCACCATTACCGCTGGACGAGGCGCACCGCATCGCCGTCGACCAGTTGCGCCAGGCGAACCCGATCCGCAAGGAATATCTCGGCAAGGCGGTGCGCTGGTATTACGCGGTCGACCACGATGGCGCCATCTACGGCGCGAAGGATGGTTCGCTCGTGCCGCGCAGCGAGGGTGCCAAGCCGATGATGGAACTCGCCGACCGGATCCCCGATGATCTCGATTGGGACTGGTACATTCGCGAGGCCCGAGCGCACCTGCGCGACATGGGTGTGCAAATATGATCCAGCACGGCGCGGCGCCTTTCCTTGAATGCTCGTCGAAGGGTGACAAGCGGTTCAGTGCCTTTTACGCACGCGTTCGCCAGTACGGCAACCGAACGATCGAGGAAATCTATCAAGGCATGAAGATTTTCGAGGACGGGCGGACCGGCCTGACGTGGCGCGAGGCGAAGGGGCGCCGCCCGGTCAACCACGCGCAATGCGTTCAGGCGTACGCGTTGTTGTGGGACTGGTACATATTCGAGAACCCGGAATTGCTGCCGGTGCTGCGCGCGGCAAGCGGCCTGAGCGATATGTTTGGCCGCCCCGGTTCGTGTTGCCAGGCGACCGAATTGTGGCGGATACGGAATTCATTTTTATAGGGAAAGACATGGAAATTTTAGAGCACCCGTTGTGCACCTTGCGCATTGGCGCGCCGTCCGACATGCAGGACGGTTCGTGCGATCCGCTGCCGGTCGCAATGCACACCGACCAGCACGGCACGTGGTCGATTTCGTTCTGGAAGCCCGATGCGGCCGAGATCGCGCAGTTGCAGGCCGGCGGAACTATCGCGCTGTGGGTGCGGGCGGTCGGGCGGCAACACCCGGTCGTCGCGGTCGGCGTGCAGGAACCCGTACCGAAATAAAGTTGTTGACAGGCGCCATGGTTTACGGGAAATTCATGATTTTTGAGCAACATTTCCATGAAACCCATGACGCTTGAGGAATGGCGGCGCGAACTGTTGCGCTTGATGCAGTTGGAACAGGCGGCGCGCGCCGAGGTCAACCGCCGCCCGGATCCGCTGGCGGCCGAGCACGCCTATGCCCGCTTGCGCGACGCCCGAAACGCCCTGCAGCAGCATTACGCCATCCGCCCCGAATACGTTTGACGGGCCGCCGCGCACCGATCAGCGCGGCACATAACAGAGGGATTCATGGAAGATTTTAAAGTCGCACAAGTAGTCGCCGGGCCGCAGGCCGCCGGCGTGGCCGCACAGGCGCTCACGGACATTTGCCACGGGCTCGCGAAGGCGGCCGGGTGGTGGAACCAGGACGACCCGCGTACGAGCAAGGCGAACCCGCTGCACTTCTCGAACAAGCTGTGCCTTGTGCATAGCGAGATCAGCGAGGCGATGGAGGGGGACCGCAAGGGCGCAATGGATGACAAGTTGCCGCACCGCCCGATGCGCGAGGTGGAACTCGCCGACGCGGTGATCCGCATTTTCGACCTGGCCGGCGGGTACGGCTTGGATCTGGCCGGCGCGATCGTGGAAAAACTGGCGTACAACCAGAAACGCGAGGATCACAAACCCGAAGTGCGCGCGGCCGCCGGCGGCAAGGGGTATTGAGGCGTGTTATGATGGCTGCTCGCGCCTCGCGGTGCGACTTTCCTTGTACCACGTTCGACCCGCCCGGCGCGGGTCTTTTTTTTTTTATCCACCCTCGGTGGTCAGCATGCGGCGTTCGGCCTCGTAATCCTTGGCGCAGTCGGTCGAGCACCACAACGCACCCTTGCCGACCACGTGGCCGCAGAAATTGCATTTGAGTTTCGGCGTGGGGGCGCGCCCTTCCACCATCGCGACGCGGCGCGCATTGGCCACGGATGCAACATCGATCTTTTCGTATTTGGTCATGGTTATCCCGTCGTCGTGAATCAGCGCGCAGCGGCCGCGCGCGTACACGTGGTATTGCGTCACGGTGTGGCCGCTGCATTGAAATGGGACGCCCCGCCCAGCCGGACGCCCGCCCACATGGCCCAGCGGCGCCAGGCCGGCACGCCGGACACTTTGGACGCCTCGAACAGCACGTCGTCAGCCACGCGGCGCGGCACCAGGCCCGTCGAATACAGGTAGTCGTGCACGATGGCCGCTTCGCTGGCGCAGTCGCCGCACGCCAGGTACACGACCGGCAGTCGCGGCACGCTAGCCAGGTCGGTGACGAAGCCGGTCGGCACGGTTATCGTGCGCTGTGCGACGACGGATTCATAGATGAGCGGGTCGACCACGCGCCACTTGCCGTCGTCGACGTCGCTGGCGGCCTGCAACGTACCGCGTGATAGGAACCTTGCGATCATTCCATCCTCCGATTAACAGTTGAACACGCGGCGCGCGATGACGAAGAACGCGAATCGCTCGGCGTACCCGATGGCATCGCCGACTTTCTCAGTCTTGCGCCCGATGTTGATCACGTCGCATACGCCGTCGAAATCGCCCTTGTCGGCGTATGCGCACGCACCATGGGATGCGAAATACCAGGCCGCCGAGCGGGCGGCGCCGGACATCGAGCGCAACCAGTCGCCGATCAGACCCGGTTCAACCCCGAAGTGCGCGGCGGCCGCGCGCTGGTTTGTCGCCCCGGTCAGTTGGATCAGGCCGGCGCCGCGCCGCAACCAGCCGTCGCCGCTCGCCTCGTCGCCGTTACCCATCCGGTTTGCGTAAACGACGTTCGCGATGCGCTCGGGTTGGCGGTGCAGCGCCAGTGCCGCGTCGTTCGGCACCTTGCGGCCGCCGGGCGTGGTGCGACCGAAATCCGTGGATGGCTGCGTCAGCAGATACGATCCGTCCGGCGCGCGGCGCGCGAACCGAGCCGGCCACGTGTTCGCCAGGCCGTCGGCCGAATAGTTCAGGTTTTCGGACGTCGTCGACAACTGGCCCGACTCGACGGCCACGTTCGCCAGGAACGCCGCCACGCTCAACGGTGTGGTGATGGCCGACTCGCGCATCGCCGCGTTCAGCACGGGTAACCACGCGTCGGTGCCGGTCGCCTTTGGCATCAGTGCGCGGAGTTGTGCGAGCGTCATCTCATTCATCGTTTTGCGGTCGACCTGTGATGATCGCGAATCTCGTCCAGGGTGTCCAAGATTCGGGCGAGTTTCGCCTCGATCTCGACGCGCGGTACGTAATTCTCGGCGAGCTTGATGTGCAGGGTCGAAATTTCCTTTTGCTGCATCTTGACCATGCCCCAAATCGTATTGATCCACCATCCGCCCCCGGCGCCGATCACGCCCATGAGGGTATTGATAAGGTCTTGTTGGCTCATTCGCGCGTCGCTTTACGGTTGGTTTTTGTGGAGTGCGGCCAGTTCGTCAGGCATGAAAATGAACCCGGGCACGCGCGGGAACGCCTGGAAAGCGAATACGGGGAAGCTGGAATGGTGGATACCGTGCCCCGGCGCGCGGTGGAACACCTCGTGCAGGACGAGCATGTTTTGCGGACTGTCGACGAACGTTTCAGGCTTCGCCGGGTCGAACGCGTGCCAGTCGAAGCCACGCAGGCGCGCCATGGTGCAAATCATCCATATGAACGAGCGCGACGCGGGGAAAGTGCGGGGTGAGCCGTCCTCGTTGAAACGCGGTTGGCCGGTGTGCGGGTCGCGCTCGGGTAACGCGGTGATCTCGCCGGTGCCGATCCCTTTTACCGTCACCCAATCCACCGCATCCGTGAGCGCATCCTCGCAAAAAACGTGGTGATATTCGATGCCGTCACTGACGCCAGAGATCGCACACACGTCGCCGGCGGCCTTGCCGTCGCGCTTGGTCTTGCGGAAAGTTGGCGTATCGACGCGCCGCGCGTGATCCGGGTAGAACACGTCCTCGGTGATGGACGCCTTGAACTCGTGCTCGTTGGATGGGGCGCTCATCGCCGGGATTTCCTAGGGGAACTTGATTACCGTAATTCTCCGTGGAAATTCGACCCGGCGCAATATTTTTCGTTTACATTCCCATGATTACGGCCTTGCTCGTGGCGAGCACCCATGCGCGCTGCGATTCCCACGTGGCATCGTGGATGATGTCGGCGCCGGCGAGTTTAGCGCGGTACAGCGCGAGCATCACGGCGCCACCTTGGATCACATGCGGGAATTCCGGATGCGCGTCGATCGCGGCCGCATCCCACGCCAGCGCGGCGTCGTCCTCGCTGCAATCCGGGTTCGCCTTGACGAAGTCGATCGCCGCGCCCTTCGCAGCCTCGCGCTCGGCCTCGATCATCTGCGTGATTGCGGATTTGCGGCCGAAATCGGACGTCACACCCGGCCCGGCACCGGCTTCCAGCGCGGCCAGTTCTTCGCGCTTTTCCTGCAGGGCGATTACGGCGTCGCTGTTCACGCTGTTGAGGCGCTGGACGGCCGAAGCCGTCGCGTTTACTTGCCCTTCCAGGCCGGCGATACCGATTCGTAGTTCCTGGCGCCGCGCCTCGTTGGCGATAATCTGGTCGGTGGTTTGCATTTTCTACCTTTCCATTAAGGGATCATTTTGTAATTGTGGCACAGCATGCCGCCGGCAAAATAGGTACCCGCGCCGTCGACACGGTACGACACGACCTGACCCTCGCCGACCATCAGCACGCTTTCGACCACGCACTCGTCAAGCCCCATGATGTGATCGCCGGCGCGCAGGTTCTGCACGTGTACCCATCCGCGATCGACGACCGCGAAACGGTGGTTCTCGCTCCACTCCGTCGCGCGACCATCCGTCAGTTTCACGCGGTACCGCTCGGCCCAAATGATCTGCACGTCGCGCAGTACACCGCCGCCCGGGATCGGCTCCATGGTGCTGTCGTCCACGGCCATCACGCGTGCCCCTTCGTGCAGGTCGCCGGCGTTGACGTCGGTGCCATTGACCAGCCTGACCTTGACCCACGGCGCCGGGCATGCGCCGCCGGCCGTGCCGCCGCCGGACGCCGACGTGCCGGATACGCCGGTGATGGTTGCTGCGGTCATCTGGCGCCCGACGGCCGCGCTCGAACCGCCGCCGTAAAGATCCTTACTCGCGCTCCACCCGTAGGTGTTGGCGATCCTGACCCTCACGTAAGCGCTGTAGGCGCCGTTTTGCTCGTATCCGGCACCATAGGCGTATGGCACGGCGCCGGTGTTCGCGAATCGCCAGCCCCATGCCAAACTGCCGCTCACCGCCCCGGAACCGCCATCGTAGACCCGTGATGCGCATGGCTGATACGTCTCGGTGATCGGCCCCGCTGCAGTCGTCGACGCGAAGAACTGGATGTGAATCTGCGTCATCGCGTCGAGGTTGTCGGAATACGCCGTGTACGACGTCGGCGTCAGAGTGTAGGTGAGATAGGTTTGCTGGAAGTCGCTTTGCACGACCTGATCGCATTGCGTGTAGACGCTGAGGCAGTTGATATTCGGCGCCCCGCCACGCGTGGTCGAGTCGTTGTTGCCACGCCAGATCACCTTGCCGCTTGAAATATTCCCGTCGATACCTTGCACCAGGCGGAACCAGTAGTCGGAGAACGTTGCCGTGCCGATCTGGAACGCGTTGTTCGCCACCTTCAGCGCGGTACCTTGCGACGCCAGCTTGGCGCCTGCAGTCGGGTTGCCGCTACCGTCCTCGGCGTAGTTCGATGTGCGCAAATCTTGAATCTGACCTGACGACACGGCCAGGTTCGCGATGTTGGCGTTCTGGATCGCCGCGTTTCCGATCTGCGCGTTCTGGATGGCGCCGTTCGCGATGTACGTGGACGCCGTGCCGGCTGTTATCTGACCGCCAATGTTCGTGCCGAACGTCGCGCCCACGGTGGCGTTGTCGGCTGGCTTTCCGGTGCCGCTCACACCCGACCACGTGGCCGTCGTGCCCAGGCCCGCACCGTCGGTCAACTGGTTCGTGTTCGTGTAGTTGTTCGATGCCGCCACCCACGAACCGCTGACTTTCTGGTAGAGGATTTGCGTATCGGTCGCATAGTAGAAATCGCCGTTGCTGCCGGCCGGGCGGGACGCGAACGTCCCTTGCGTGACGATGTTCGTGGTCGCGCCGGACTGGAACCGACTGATGCGCAGACCCGCCGCGCGAGCGGTACCCTTGTCCGTGGCCGACTGCAATCCGCCGATCTGCAACCAGCCGCATCCCTTGAACGCACCTGTCGGCACCGTGAGACTGGCGGAAACGTACGTCCAGCCGGTCGGCTTAGCCAATGCGGCCGGGCCGTTCCATCCCCCATTTGCGAGCGTGACGCCCGCCGAGTCCTGGAACGTGCAACCGAACGCAACGGTGTATCCCGCCGTCGATGCGTCCAACCAGCCCGACACGTACAGGGTTTCACCCGGCGTCACCGGGAACGTGTTCGTCCCCTCATACGTGTCGCGGTCGACGAACTGCAACGCCTTGCTGAACGTTTGACCGGTGACGGAGACGACGGATATCGCGTTGATGCCGTACCACTGGCCGACCGAACCATCCTCGAACGTGCTCTTGTTCAGCAGGTTGAGCGAATCGTCCGGCTTACCCGTAACGCTCGTCCACTTGTTGACGTTCGCGGCCGGGATGCCGTTGACGGTACCGATGATGTCGCCATTGAACGCGACGTTCGCGGACGGTCGGTACGGATTTTCCGCCGCGAGCGACGGTTTCACGAGCGTCGACAGGATGACGCCGGCGGCGTTGATGTCCTTGTCGACCGAGCGGTACGCGCGCACCCCGAACGTGGTGTACAGGTTGGCGGCCACGCCGAACAGGATGAACGCGCGCTTTGCCGCCGGAACGGTATAAACGGTTTCCGCCGTCGGCGTGGTGCCGAACGTGTATGCTGCGCTGCTGGACGATTGGTACACGTAGACCTGGAACCCGTCGATGTCACCCTCGTTACCCGACCACGCCCATTCGAACGAGATGTCGGCCGCACCGTCCGTGCGGATCGTGTGGTCGACTGCAGAGCCATCCGTCAGGATCGTCGGCGCCGTGATGGCCGCGCTGTTACGGTCGTTCGAGGCGTTGAAATTCGTGTACGCCGTTGCGATGTTCTCGGCCAGCACACCGCCGACCATCGTGCCGGCCGGGGCGCCCACGGTGGCATTGTCAGCCGGCTTGTTGGTCCCGCCCACGCTTGCCCAGTTGTTCGAGGACATCGGGCCGAAACGCATGCCATTCAGTTTCGCGTTCGTGTGGTAGAACGAACTATCAAAGAACAGGACCAGGCTCGGCGTCGACGCCGCGGCCTTTTGTGACGTATAGGTCACCACGCCGTTCTTGAGGTACTTGACGCTGGACCCGTCGTACACGACGGCGAACACGTCACCGACGACGTACGTGCCAATGGTATAGACGTTGCTCGACCCAGACGTTCCAGGGGCGCCGACGAACTCGGACACGCGCGCCGTACCGGCGTTCAGGTAGATGGCGTAGTCGATGCTGTTGTAGCTGGCGTCCGTCGTTGGGTCCGTGTTCAGGCCGAACATCAGATTGACGCTCGTGTCAGCCACGACAGCCGAGGCGTACGCGCCGCCTGTGAAGCTGTCGGCGCTATAAACTTGCGCGTCCCAATTCAGATTGGTGCCGCCCGTCTTGATGGCGGAATTACCCGTAATGGTGACGCCGGTACCGATCAGGGTGATGTCCGAACTTGCATTATCGGCCGGCTTACCGTTGCCGCCAATGTTCGTCCAGTTGTTCGACGACATCGGGCCGAACCGGACGTTATTGAGTTGACCGCCCGAGGTGAGGAACGAGCTATCGAAAAACAGCGTTTGGCCTGCAACCAACGATGCCGCAGCGATCGACGTGTAGAACACGGTGCCGTTTTTCAGGTATTTGACGCTGGAGCCGTCGTACGTCACGGCGAACACGTCGCCCGCCGCATACGACGGCGGGGTGTACGATCCGGCCGGTACACCGCCAAATTCGCGCACCTGCGCGGTGCCGCCCGTGGTCAGGTAAATGCCGTAATCGATGCCGGTCCAGTCCACGGCAGTAAGGTCACCGGCCGAGTTCAGACCGAAGATGATGGCATGCGTCGCGTCGACAGCTACGGCGGAAGCGTACGCGCCGCCGGTGAACGAGTCCTTGCTATAGGCGCCGCCGTCCCACGTCTCCGTTATGAACACGTTGTCGACGCCATACGTACCGGCGGCCGTGCGCGTGAACGAAATGTAGGACGTCGTCGTCGTCGCGGTGAACGTGATGGTTTGCCCCGCACCAACAGGCGACGTGGTGGCGGCGGCATTATACAAATCCGACGCCCCGTAACCACTCGTGCCGACCACTACGATCAGCGGACCGGTGAGAATGTCGAACGTCACCGAGTATGTGCGACCCGGCGTGGTCGTCACACTCTGGCCGATAAGCGCCGCCGTGCTGCCGTTCGGCGTCAACTGCGCGATGCCCGATGACCAGGCGACCGACCCTTGAGTCGTCCAGCCGTTCAGGTTGGAAGCGAACGAGCCGTTCGTGATGGCCGGCAGGGTTGCCGCCGGCTTCGTGATCGTGTTGCTCAACACTGTGGCGGTACCGCCAGCCACGAGCACGATGTCGGCGCTCGCATTGTCGGCCGGCTTGTTCGGGCCGGGAATGGCGCCCCATGTGGTCGACGATAGCACCCACTGCGCGCCGTTCCACACATAAATCGCGTTGTTGCCGAGGTTGTTCGCCGATGCGCTGCCGGTGGTTACGACATAGCTACCCATGCCGGCGCCCACCTCGAACTGGTGCGCCGCCAGGTATAGCCCGCTCGTGCCGTCGCCCGTGTAAACGGAATTCGTGCCGATCGAACATACCGCGCCAGCGTAGATAGTGGCGGCGGTGTTCGGCGTGGTCGTCACCGTGCACCAGTACCAGCCGTTACCGAATGGATAAATTGTGGCGGTCGTACCAGTGCCGGAACCCCTATTGCCGGAACTGAGCACAGTTCCGGCGCTCAGGTCAAAATAAGCCTCGCCGCCGTTGGTGAAGCCGGAACTGCACAAGGTCACGCGAAGTGCCGTGCGTTCACCGGCTTTCGCCAGGTAGCTTGCACTGAAGGCGGTGCTGGTTGACCCAGCGTACGCCTGATACAAATCGTGCGTCGTGGTTGCGGCGGTCGACTCCACCAGCTTGATCGCCGAGGATATTCCGGCCGGCGGTGTGGCTGTAGATTTCGTTGCGAATTCCAGCACGTACGCCGCGTTGCTCAACGTCTCGGAGTATTGCGCCAGGTTCGTCGTACCGGTGTCGACCCATTGATCCCCGACGACCTGGCCGACCGGTCGCACCGATTGCCGGTACGTCGCGTTCGCGTTGTTGGCAGGCTTACCCGCGCCGGACACGGTCGACCACACAGCCATCGTCGACGCCTGCGCCGCCATCGCGTTGATGAGCGCCTGTTTAGCCGAGTAGTAATTCGTGAAATTGGTGCGGAACGTCGATCCGACAATGGTTGTGTCGGTCGTCGTGTCGCTGTATGAAACCGAGGTCAGGTAGGTTTGCAACGCGGAATACGCGTTGTCATACGCGGTGCTGCTGACACCCAGCGCCGACGCCTGCGTGTCCAGCCCCGACTTCTCGGCCGCGATCGCGTTCCATTGCGCGATAACCTGCGATTTCTCACCCTTGGACAGCGTGTTGTCGTCGCTGATGAGTGCGATTGCGGCGTTGGCCGCCGCAGCAGCAGCCGCCGCGTTCGATGCGATCGTGACTTCCTCGATACGCACATCCATTGCGGCATTGCGCACGGTCGACGTGCCCCCAGCACCCGAATACTGCAGCCACACGCCAATTTCAGCCATCTGTGCGCCGGCCGGAATGGTGCGAGCCGTACCCGGACCGATCTGGCCGCCCTGGCGCGTCCACGTATTCACGGGCGTCTGACCGCCGTACGTATAGCCCGACATGGTCCCGCCCCACGAGGTCGAAAGCTGGTTACCTTGGTAGTCGAAGAAATTGATGAATACGTACTGGTTGCGGTCGTTTCCGGCCCCCGCGTAAAGCACTGCCGTGAGGTTATAAACCTTGTTTGCATCGATCGGGAACCGGCGCTTAGACCACGCTTTTCTATCCAGGCCGGAATCGGCATAAATCAGGTTTGTGCCGACGGCGCCCGGTGCGGACGTGCCGTAGGTGACGCCGATGCCGGTCATCAGCGTCCACGCATTCGCGACATTCTCGAACCCGGGGTCGTCGTTCAGCGCGGCGCCCTTGCTGGTCGAGGTGTAATTCGCGTTGTCGTCCGGTTTGCCGGTACCGGTGACGCCCGACCACGTGGCCGTCGTGGCGGCGTTGGAAATCGACGTCGGAATGGAACCCGCGCCACCGCTGGACAACAGGACGTTACCGGATCCGTCCTGAATCTGGATCGACTTGAACACGGCATTGCCGGCCGAGTCGATCGACGCGATGCCGCCGTTGATGCTGATACTGCCCGCCGTGATGCTACCGAGGTTCGCGCTGATCGCCGACAGCGAGCCGACCTTGAGGGACGACCAGTACGGGATCGACCACGTCACGGTGTTGTTCGCCGGGTTGTAGATGCCGTCCACCTGATACAAGTATTGGCTGGTCGTCAGCGCGGGCACCGTGGACGACCACGTGCCGGTGATGCCGCCGCTGTTCGCCGCCGGCAGGCTGGTTTGCCCGGTTGTCGGCGACGGCGCGCCGGTCGCGCTGGTGCTCGCGCTGGCGCAATAGGCCGTCACGTACGACGAGCCCGCATAGGGCGCCTGGCCGATCGCCGAAATCGAGGCGGACGTCCAGTTAAACGCGGTCGTGGTGTTCGCCGCCGAGTCCGTCAGCGCGACCTTTGCGGCGTACAGGGTGTAGCCGGGCGACGGCGCGGTGCCGGGCGTCAGGGACCAGTTCGTAGGCGCGACGGACGACGAGCCCAGCGGCGTCGGGCCGAACACGCCATCGGACCAGCGGTACGATACAGACCCGCTCGGACCTGCAGGGACGGAGGTATCCCAGCGGTACACGGTCGGCGCGGCGGCCTGGATGGCGTTGGTACCGTTCGCGCCGTTCTGCGCCCACGCGGCGACCGTCGCGGCGGACCACGACACGGTCGACGAAGCGACTCCCACGGCGGCGGTGATCTGCACGATCGCGACGTACAGTTTCACGCCGGGCGTGCCCGGGTTGGATCCGCCGGTCAGGGTCCAGTTGTCCGGCGGGCTGGCGCCGGCGGCCGGCGTGTAGCTGGCGTGCGCACCGGTGGCCCAGGTGTACGACGAGGTGCCGGTCGGGACGGCCGGCTGTGTGGTCGCGTACTGGTACAGGAACACGGTGGCGCTGTTCGTCGGCGTCATGTTCGAGATCGTGACCGACATCTCGGACGTGAACGTGAGGTTGTCGGTACCGAACGTGTCGTACGCGGCCGCCTTGACGTAGTAGGTTGTGCCGGCGGACAGCAGCGCGCCGGCCTGCGTGCGGTTGATCGTGACGTTCGTGTTCGGGCCGTCGTAGACCAGCGTGGACGCGCCGGGCGTGAATCCCGAGGTGGTCGACAGGTACACGCGCACGCCCGAGAAATCGCTCGCGGCGGGGCGATCGCACGTGAACTGCACGGCGCTAGAATTGCTGTTGACGGCCGCGCCGGTGAGCGCGCCGAGTTGCGTGTTGCTGGCCACGTAGCTACTGAATGCGCCGACGGCACCGTTCGCGTTGATGCCCTGGACCTTGAACGTTACGGACCGCCACGGGCCGCCGTCCACGCGCGCGTCATTGGCGCTGTAGTCGTAGCGCAGGGCGTTACCGACGTTCACCTCGCGCACCTTTGCCAGCGGCGAGCCGGCCCAAATCTGCACGTTGTACGTTGCGGCGTTGGCGATGCGGTCCCATTTGAATTTCGCCGTGTCGATCGTGAACGCGGCCTCGACGCCGACGTTCATCGGGGCGATCGGCGGCAGGTTCGCTTGCGATCCGGTCACGGCGTACGTGTACTGTGTGGCGCTGGCCAGGTCGGTCAGCGCGCCGCCGTAGCGGTTGAACGCCAACAGCTTGATATAGATCGTCTTGCCGATATAGTCGGCCGTCAGCGGCACGCGCGCGACGGCGTCGTCGCATCGTACGAACTTTGCCCCGGACGCGTGAGATACCGCGCTGGACAGGAACGCGCCGCGCAGCATGTGATTGCCGATCGTGTATGCGCTCGCGCCGGTCAGCGTCGAATTCTCGTATGCGAAGAACTCGCCATCGGCATAGCACAGCGTCGTGAGCGACTGCATGTCAGTCAGCGAGCCGGACAGCAGTTGACCCCCGGCGGCCAGGCTCACGCCAACAGTGTCCGTCGTGGTCGCACCGGTCGTACCGGCGGCGAGCGCGGTCGTTAACGTACCGAAGCGCGACGAGCCGTGCAGCGTGGCCGCGTACTGGTAATTGTTGCCCGTCAGGCTTACCCACACCTGGCACCCGCCGTATTCCGGCGTCAGGCTACCGGCGGCGAGCCATACCTCAAGCCCGCTCGCGTTCGACGCCAGCGCGGCCGGACCCTCGAAAATCACCGGGGCGATCGTGACCTGGCCGGGCGACTCGTTGAAGTTGGGCGTGTAACCGCCGTTCGTGCCGGACGGGTACAGCGTCGCGCTCGCGGATCCCTTCGGGAAGTCCTCGGCCGTCAGGGAAAGATAACCATCCTCATCTTCTTCGACGGTGAGGATGCGCACGGGCTGCAGGTTCAGGCCGAGGTTCGAGTCGGTCAGGGTGACGATGTCCATCGGTTCCAAGCCGATTTTCGTCCAGCCGAGGCGGAACTCGTACGTGTTTCGGATGAACATCGAGCGTTGCAGGATCAGCGTCGCCACGATTTTCGCAACGTTCGAGTCGGTGATCCAGTGCGCCGTCACGACCGGCATCGGCCGTTCGCCGTTTTCCAGAATGTCGGCCTGATCCGTGGCCGGCATGATCGCGATGTTGTAGTCGTTCGCGCGGTCGAGGTATTCCAGGCGCACGAGGTTGTACGAATCGGAAACGGCGCCGCGCTTGACCCGGATCGGCCCCTCGTCGTCGACGGGCTGGAAATCATCGTCGGTCAGGTCGTACACGGGCGTATTGATCGGTGTGTACGTCACGCCATTACCCGCCACCTGCGTGTCGGTGAACGGAATGAATTTCAGCACGCCGCCCGACCACACCATGCCGACGTTGGTGAGTTGCGCCATCGTGTCGAGGAACGCGGCCGTCGTCATCTGTTCGGTCAGCGCGGGCGACAACACGATGCCTTGCGCGAGGCAGGCTTGCGAGTAGTTCGTCAGCGGGCCGAGCTTTTCAAGGCCGAAGTCGGCACCGTAGCGCGAGTTCGTGAGTGCGTCCTGAACGATTACGGACGGATCCGCGTCGACCACGGTGGCGCTGTAGCTGAAGCCGGTTTGCACCTCGAACGCGTGGTTCTCGACCGATGCGCCGCTGTCTAGCGAATAGTTCGCGCCGGCCACGTATGCGATGCCGGAATAGCCTAGCGCTTCGCTGGGATGCTTCGTTGTCAGGTAGGACCATGGCGCCTGACCGGGGATGCCCGAAATCAGGTTGAGGCCGATTTGCGAAAGGCAGGACGTACCGGAGTTGATCGACTGGTACGTGTACGTGATGCGCAGGTTCGAGCCCTGTTTCGTGGCGCCGTCGTTGAACGTGTACACGCCACCCGTGCACGAGTAGTCGACGCCAGGGATCAGCGTCACCCACGACCCGGCCGTGTTGTAGCTGAAGTCCGACGCATACGCGGCCTGCACCTGCATTTCGACTGAAACGTTCTTCCACCCGTTCGTGTTGGCGACCGTGTACGTGCTGCCCGGCGCCGGATACGTGGTGGTGGCGACCGCGCGCGCCGGCGCGCCGGAATAGGCGCTACCGAGGAAGATGTTTTTGCCGCGCCAGGTCGTGACGACGTCGAGGATCGGCCCCTCGCACAGCGACATCGCGACGGATGCCGTGTACGTGTAGGTCGTGTTCGATTGTTCGACCCCGCCGCCACCTTTACCGCCGGACTCCGTGGTCGTCGTGTGCGGCACGGCCTGAAAATCACCGTACCAGATCAGATTGCCGGTGACGCGCGTGCGGCCCCACACGATCGGGATGACCGCGCCATACGTCGATTGCTGAATCTTGATGGCGCCGATCTTGGCTTCCGATGTGCTGATGGTCGCTGTACCGCTCATGCGCTAGTCCCAAAGGGTGAAGTATTTGACGTCCCGACCCATGAACACGGCGGCATGGCGATCTTCGAGTCGCACACCCTCGCGTAGGTAGGAATGGATGATTTGCCCATTTTCACACAGAATTGCCCCGTGGGAAAAGCATCTGCCGAATTTCCACACGATCACGTCGCCCGGCTGCGGTTCGGCGACCTCGCGGCCGTACCGCGTGAGCCAGTTTAGATATCGCTCCTCGCTGCGGTGCAGGTGCCAGTCGTTCGGGTATGGCGTGGGGTCGATGTGCGGCGTGACGCCGGCCGCCTCGTACACCTCGCACAGCAGCGTTGCGCAGTCGACGCCGACGCCCTTGATGCGGCCTTGATGGTGGTATGGCGTGTTGAGCCAGGTCCGCGCCTCGGCGATCACGCGGGCGCGTTGCTCGGCGCTCACGCGGCCGTCTCCGGTACCGGGATGAAGGGAAAGCCCTTGAAATTGATAATGTTGTTGTACTTCGTGGTGCAATCGCCGTTCTGCAGCTTGTCGCACCCGGGCGTGATGGTGAACGTGTCTCCGTTGGCGATCGCGTACGGGAACGCCTTCGTCGGCGTGACCACGCCGCCCACGTAGGTTTTGACGGTGCGCGTCAGGCCGACGTTGAGGCCGCTCGTGAACTTGATGCCGCCCATCTGGAAATAGTTGTCGGCCTGGCCGAGCGTGGTCGTGATGCCGCCGTTCGCGTTGACGCCGCTGGCCGTGCCGCTGACGCGGTACGTGGCCGCCTTGACCGTGCAGCCCGAATCGTAAAGCGCGTGCATGCAGTGCGATTGGTACACGTTCGGCGGGATCATCCGGTTCAGCTTGTCGATGTCCGACTTGACCGTCAGGTGCACGGCGTCACGCAGAACCTCGGCCGGCGCGGTCGAGCCCTGGAACATCAGGACAGCGTCGACCGGCGTGTTCCAATCGGACATGAACATGCGATACAGGGTCACGCGCGCGTTGTCGAACAGGCCTTGTACGGCGGCCGCCAGCAGCGGCGTACCAGCTACGACGATCGACGGGTCAGCATTGAACACGATGTCCAGCGTGTCGACCTCCGTGCCGACGACCCAGCGCAATTTGCTGCGAGTCAGGCCGGCGGGCGCCGACAGGTACGTCGCGCCGCCGTACACCACGTTCGTCGAGCCGTCGCAGTAGCGCAGCGTGACGCCGTTGCGCAGGTCGAACGTGTACAGGTCGACCGAAGCGAATTGCGTCGTCGAGTTCAGGAACGACAGCAGCGCGTTACTCATCGTGCGCATTTAGATGACCCCCACCATGTTGCATTTATTCAACGACCAGAAATTTTGCAAGAATTGCTCGAAATCAATTGTATCCTCTGCGAAACGAACGCGATAGTAAAACGAACCGGTCCACGTGACGACCTGGCCGACGGGCGGCGCCGTGGTGAACGTGATGTTCAGGCCGTCGCTCGTAAAGTTGGCATTACTCACGCCGTTCAGGTACAGCGTGGGCGATGGTGCGTACCCGATCGGTTCGGACCATCCGTTGATGGTGTGCAGCAGCTTGAACGTCTTGTTCACGCCGTCGCCGGTACCGATCACCTGCGCCGTCACCGAGTTGTCGCTCGGATCGTTCAGCAGGAACGAATCATACTGGCCCTGGCGCGCGTTGTAGAACGCGAGGATCTGTTGGTATTCCGCATATTGCGCCGCCGCGCGCAGGAACTCGAAATTGACCGTGAATTTCCAGATTGCGCGCGAGCGGTTCGACCGACGGATTTCCTTACCGCTGACGGCCTGCTGCACGGCGGTCGACCACGTGGGCGACTTCGTCACGTTGACGGTCATGCCCGGCACGGTCGGAAAGATAGCATTGCTCATTTATCAGCCCATCTTGACGAAGTTGCGGCGCTGCGCCTGGAGCGCCGTTACGAGGTGTTTCGCGTTGTCGCGGAACAAGCGCTCGACCGACTTGGCATCAACCGCATGCACGTGCAAGTTGATGTCGCCGCCACCCGCGCCACCGCCGTTGTCGGCCATGTTGCGAATCACGTCCGCCTGTTTCGCCGGCAGAACCATTTCTTTCTCGTGCAACTGCGTCAGCGGGTTCACGCCGGCCGGAATGTCGAAGCCGTTACGCGCTGACGCCAGCGGGGCGTATGCGGCCGTGGCGGCGTATGCAGCGGCGGACGCACCCGGCGCCATCATCGGGCCGACCATCGGGATCGCGGCGGTCGACGCAAACGCCGCCGAGGCGGCCACAGCGGCGTTGCTCAAGACCTGCGCCACACCCGTGGTCGACTGCGTCACGCGCTGCATGATGGCGTTCTTCGCCATGTCGGTTATCCACGACGCGACCATGTTTGCAAATGCGCTCGTCAGCGACGAGAACATGCCGCGCATGAACCCGCCCCAGCTTTGCGTCATCGACAGCAGGCCCGCAAGGTTCTGCTGGAATCCCTGCTGCACCGAGTTGCCGAACGTCGTGTAATACTTGCGCGCCTCGATCGTCTGTTGTGAGCGAAGCTTGTTCACGTCGATCGCGTGCTTTTTCTCCAGCAAAAGCATCTGGTCCAGAACCTTTTGCCGTTCCACGACGTTGCGCTCGGGGTCTTTGTCCAACAGCGCCAGCTTGTCGCGCTGCGCTTTTACGGCGATCTGGTACGACGCGGTGACGTATCGCTCCTCCTGCGTGAGCGCCTGCGCGTTCGTGATCTCGCCGCGCGCCAACGCATCGTCAGATGCTTGCTTCGCCTCGTCGAGCTTGGACTGTTCGAGCTTGGACTCGAAATCAACCACTTCGATCAGCAGGTTTTTGCGCTGGTCGGCCTGGACCTTCGTTTGCTGGAAATCCGCCTCGGCGATCTTCTTTTTGACCGCGTTCGTCTGGTTGTCGCCCTTCTTGAGCGTCGCCAGGATTTTTTGCCAATAGGTTTCTTCATCCGCGATCGACATCTCACGCATGTCGTTTTCGAGCATGTATTGCGTCTTTTGCTTGAGGAGATCGGCCTCCCAAAGCTTCATGCGCTCATCTTTGGCTTTCTGGTCCTTGCCGGCGCTCGGGTCGACGTATGATTTCTGTTTCGACGTGTCGGTGGCCTTCATTTCGGTGCCGGGCATGAACAGGTTGTGCACCTTTTCGTTCACCTCGTCCGTCGATTTCCCCATCTCATCCATTGCGTTCGACCACGCGCTCGCGATGACGGCCGTGACGCCGGTGATCTCGTCTTTCGCGCCGGACCAGTCACCGTGGGCGGCCTTGTAGATCGACGAGGCCAGCGCGCGGATCGGCTCGGCCACGGAAACGACCATGGCGTTGATGGTTTCCCACACGACGACGACGCCGTTTTTCAGGTACCAGAACGCGGCGGACAGGCCCGAAATCGCACCGTGGACGATCGTGACGGCCGCCGGCCCGGTCGTGGAAAGCCACTGGCCGAACTTCGTGAAAATCGGCATGACCGCATCGCCGATCGTCTTTTTCAGGGCTGACATCACGTCGCCCACGTCGTTCATCGCGGCCTTGTATGCCTTCGTCGCCTCGACACCCTCCTTCGTCACCGTGAGGCCGAGTTCCTTTTGCTTCTCGGCGGCGTCCTCCAACACCTGATTGTTCAGCTTGATCAGGCCGCCCACCTCGGCCGCACCTTTGCCGAACAGGGTTTGCCCGGCGAGCGCGCGGTCGGTACCCTCCTTGTAGGTACCCATGACCTTGACCGCGTCGAACAACAGGTCGCGCATGTTGCGGTATTCGCCGCTGGCGTCGCGGGTTTTCAGGCCCATCGCCTTGAGCCCGTCCTCGTTCTGGCGAAGCTGGCGCGCGAGGTGCTGTGTACCCTCGATCACGGTTTCGGAGGACGAATAGATGTCGCCCAGCGCAACGTTGAGCGTACCCGCCTCGGTGGCACCGATGTTCAGCGCCTTCGCCAGGCCCATCGCCTCGCCGGTGAACTTCTTGGACTCGTTGATGCCTTCTTTGAAGATGCCGACGCCGGCCGCGATGCCGGCCAGGGCCGCGAAGTTCGAGGAGACGAATCCGACCGCTTTGGACAGGGCGCCCAACTGCCCCTGCAGGCCGCTGACGGCGCCGCCCACGGATCCGGTCAGGCGGGTGAAGTGCTGTCCGATGTTGGCCGTCTCGGTGCCGGTGGACTGGCTGGCGCCGCTCATGGACGAGCGGATGTTGCTCAAGAACGACGCGAAGTTGCGACCGATGGTCGTGGTTGCACCGTTCAGACCGTTGAGGGAATCGCGCATCTGGTCCGCGCCGCTGCGGACAGCGCTCGCGCCCTGCTGCATCCCTTGGTTCAGTTCGCCCGTGGACGCGGTGATAGATACGTTGATGTTGTTCGTGTCGCTCACAGCGCCCCCGAGATAATAAGTTGCATCAGGTCGTCGGCCTGGCTTTCCACCTGCTCGGGTGCCGGTTTGGCCTTCGGTTTAACGCCCAGGTATCGCGCGACGAGGATATGGACCGGCGGCGAGTGGTCCCAATAGCGATTGAGCGCCGCCAGCTTGGGCAAATCCATTTCGTGTCGCGCATCGTGCCAGGTCAAGCCGGGGACCGACATGACAAGATGCGCGTACAGTTCGTCCCAATCTAGGGGCTCGTCGCTTCCAGCTTTCCCGCATCAGTCTCGATGCGGTTGACCAGACCGGACCGCGCCATGACGGCTTGCATGACATCGTCCATGTTACCAAAGTCGACCATGGCGGCCACATCGGCGCGTTTCATGTCCGGGTAGTTTCGCACCAGCGCCGCGTGCAGGCAGTCGACGACAGTGGTGACGTCCTTGAGCGTGCCGGTGAACGACTCCAGGCGCTCGCCGTTCTCCTCGATAAACGCCAGCGACAGCGGCGGGATGATCAGCGTACCGTCGGAGAACGTGACCGGCGTACCCTTGTGCTTTACGGTGGTCGTCATGATCATTTATCCGTCAGGGCGAACGTCAGGATCTTGTTGTTCGCATCGGCGTAGACGTCGAAATCGATCTCGGGAACCATGAAATCGTCTTGCTTCGTCGCCATCGACAACTTGTTCGAAACGACGTTACCCGCCGTGATGACCAGTTGCTTACCCTGATACGGCATGTAAAAGTCGATCGAGAACGACGGGGCGTAACCCATCGGCAGATTCATGACGTCGATTTTCGGCGCGGTCGTGCTGGCCGCCGTGTATTGGTAGCTGATGTACACGGTTTTGCCGGTGTCGGCGGCCGCGAACGTGTACACGCCAGCGGACACGGAATACTGACCCGTGGCCGGCGCGGACGCCACGCGGATATACGCGATGCCGTTGGCATCCTTGACGCCCAGGTCGCGCGTCCATGTGCCCGAGCCCGGGACGGTCGGGGTGATCTGGTACGGCGTGGCCGGAATCGCGGCGCCGGTGGTGTCATACACGTCGTTGACGACGCCGAAGTTCATCGTTTGGCCGAACACAACGGAGTTCAGCAACATGCCGTTCAGGCGCGCCGCTTTGGCCTTGCCGGTCACTTTACCCTTACCGCGTCCGGCGGCCACGGGGAATTGCAGCGAACCGTAAAGCTGTTTCGTGTCGAACGACACGTCGATTCCGACTTCCTGCAGCGTGCCGAATTCGACCGGGCTCGGGTTGACCAGGGCGTTACCGCTGGCGTCGTATTGGGGCGTCGCGATCAGCGCGCCGGTACCGAAAACGTACATGGTTTATTCTCCGGTGGGTTGGGTGGAATTTTCGGCCACTTCGGTAAAGCCGTTGGCCTTCGCGATCTCGATGTGCTCCTCGCGATCGATCGTCACCGTCCCATCCGGGCCGGGCGTGTATTCAGTGCCGGCCACGTTGATCGACGGGCAGGCGTCAGGCGCGCTTTTCAGTTGCATTTTTCGACCTTTCAATATGCCAGCAATACCTTGAGCGGAACGACCGCGACGCCGATGGCGCCGAGCACACCCTCATCACGGGCAATCTGCCCCTCGATCCACGCGTCGTGCACCAGGCCGCCCAGCGTTACGCGCCCGTCGGGCGTGGTCGGCTTGAGCGCGGCGTCGACGGCGTCGAGTAGGGCGTTGACCTGCGGCGCGGGCGTGCTGTTCGACTCGTTCCGCACATAAATATAAATCTCTGCCGACATTGTATAGCTTTGCGGCAATCCTCGGCCGACTTTTGTGACCGTTTCCGGACCCTGCTCCATGAACAGCGCCGGGAAGTTTTCGCAGTCGTCCCAATGCTTGACCTTGCGCCCCGTCTCGGCGAACGGCGCGAGGTTCTGCAGGAACGCGAACACGCCCGCCCATATCGTTTCGCGGTTGATCACGGGTTCAGTCCTTTCGCGACGGCCTTGCTGATCATGTCGAGGTACCGCTCGCGGTTCTCGGTCAGGGTCGACTTGAGATAGTGTTTCGCCTTGACGTGGCGTTGCGCCTCGTGCGCGCCGACCTTGATCTGGCGCGGGTTCTTGACGGGCCGGCCGAACGCGGTCGTCATCATGCGCAGGTGCTCGCGCACCGTCACGGTACCGTCGAACCCGTCCTCATGGATCGGGGCGTACTTCAGCGGCGCGGCCGCGTTGGTGCGCGAGCCAACGACACCGGTGACGCTGTCGGAATTCTTGACCACGCGGTAGTCGATGGATGCGCGCAGCGTGCCGGTACGCACGCGCAACAGTTGCCCCGTCAGTTTGTCGCGCTTGACGCGGTTCGACAGGTCGACCGATATCCGTAGCATTGCGTCCTCGACGCTGCCACGCACGCGCGGCGCGACCTGGCCCAGGTCAGCCACGACGTTTCGATCGCCCGTGACGACGCCCCGGATATTGATCACGGCGTCACCCGCTGGTACGACCTCAGCAGGGTCAAGACTTGCGGCGGGAAATCGGTAATGGTGAACGCGGTGGTTTCGCCCTGGATGGCCTTGCTCGCCTGGCCGATGCGGTCCCGCTCGCGCCAGCGCAGGCCGACCGTTTCAATGCACGCTTGCGCCAGGTCGACCGGCACCGTGTCGTAGCCGGCCACGTACGCAACCTCGACGTTCTGGAGCCCGCGCGGGAAGCGTCCGCGCAGCAGGTATAGCGCGAAGTCGTCCGACGTGTACGCGCTGGAGTCGAGCGTTTGGCCGTTGACGACGACCGACTTGACGCGCGCGACCGGGCCGCGCCGCAGCGTCAGCACGGCGCCGCCGGTGCCGTTGAACGTGTCGTTGTAGGTTTGCTGGATGATGTCGCGCTGCATGTAGCGCAGCATGGCGAGCGAACATCCGGTGATCAGGCGCGCCAGGTCGCCGTCGTTCGCGGTGTTCGTCGCGTTGAAGCCGAGCCACGAGCGGACATCGGCCAGCGTGGTCAAGTCGCGCTCGTCGCTCATGGATTACGCCTGCGGCTGGTCGTCGGCCGGTGCGTCGACAGCGGCGGCCGCGCGGCTGCGCTTCGGTGCGGCGTCGTCGGCGTCCTGATCGCCGGCCAGGCTGAACCCGTGCGACAGCATTTCTTCGTGCGGCACGTCGTCGCCGACCTTGATGACGCCCTTTTTGTCGGCCGTGTACGATTCGCCGTTGAACGTGAACGAGTCGCCCGGCTGGCCCGTGTATTTGCGTGGCATTGTGGTTGCTCCGGTGTGGATGGGAAACCGGGGCCGAAGCCCCGGACCTTACGACATCAGCCGTTGGCGACGTTCAGGATGGCGCCCATTGCGAACGGGGCGTACACGGCGAGCACCTGCTCGGAATACACGCCCGATTCGTACTGGCGGCGCGTCACCGGCCAATCGATCTGGTAGTAGTCCTGGCGGGTCTTGATCTCGGCCACGTTCTGCACCTCGTTGTTCTGGTACGCGATCGGCAGGTTTTCGCAGTAGCCCAGGATCGTACCCGGCGCAACCTTCGGGTGCAGGCGAACCGGGATCATCTTGCCGCCTTCCGGGGTGTACGGGTTGAAATACGACTGGATCACGCCGCCGGCGGTCAGTTGGTACGGCTTGCCCTGCAGCCCTTGCGCGTTCTGGTATTGCAACAGCGACGCCGACGACGACGACAGGCATTTTTTCGTGATGTTGCGCAGTTCCTGCGAACTCACGTAGATCACGTCCGGCGACAGTTGGAAGCTGTCCCACATGCCTTTGAGCATGTCGTCGATTTCGACCACGGTGCCGAAGCCCGAGGCGGTCAGCGGGGTGCCCACGCCGGCGGTACCGGTCGGCAGGTACTTGACATATGCGCTGCTGGCCGGGTTCAGGGCGGTCGTCAGCAGGCCGTCGAACGCGCGACCCGAGTTGGCCGAGCAATCGCCTTGGTTGACGGTGCTCGCGGCTTGGGTGCCGCCGGCCAGCGCAGCCGAGAACGTGGCCGAGTTGATCGTGGTGATGGCCTGCAGGGTTTCCGAACCAGCGGTACCGACGAACCAGGCGTACGCAACGGCGCCGTTGACGCTCGCGACGGTGGCGGACAGGGTTTGACCCAGCGTGACGGCCTGCGTGGCGTTGGCCGACTTGGCCGACGAACCGCCGTTCAGGGTGAAAGTGTTGCTGTCGGCGCCGGTCACGGTCTTGTTGACCGCGATACCGTTGGCCACGCTCGATTGCATGTAGCCTTCCAGCGTCAGCGCCACGGCGATCACGCTGTAGGTTGCGGCCGGCAGGGTGGCGCCGGTACCAGCGGCGGACAGTGTCGGCGTCGGGCAGGTACCCAGCGACAGCGACGAGTTGCCGGCGAGGATGGCGTTTTCTTCCTTCAGCATGGTCTTTTGCAGCAGGCGCATCGTCATGGTCGCGCGCACGTCCTCGAAACCACGGCCGGCGTTGACCGCCTCGAACGTAACCGAATCCTCCTCGCCGATGGTGACGTAGTTCGCCGCTTTCGGTGCGGTGTTGTAGCTCATGCGGCCGCTGCGCTGGCCTTCCGGTACGTAACCCATGGCATCGAAGCCCGAGCCGATGATTTGCGACACAACTTTCCAGTTGGTCGCGACGCCGGTGCCGCCACCCACGCGCGGGATGGTGTTGCGCAGCGGGGTCAGAACCGGATACAGGTTCTTGGCCGGCGCCTGCAGGTCATAGGCAACGAGGCCGTTTGCGGTGGTGATCGACTTGGCAATGTCGTCGCTCGGGTTGCCGAGCGCGCCTTTGACCAGATCGAGCGTGTCTTGCGTTACAACAGCGTTCATGTGAAATTCCTCCAGTGGGGACAGGTTTTTACAAGTTGTGGTGGTCAACGCAACAGCCGTTGTCCCCCGGTTTGGTGCACTTTATGAATCAAGGCCAGGGCGGTCGCCTCGCCGTCGACGGTACCGTCGGCCTTGAGGATCGGTTCGTCCTTCGCCACTTTCGTTACAGCGCCGACGTCCTGGCCCTTTTCGACCACGACGCGAAGCGTTGCTTTGCTCGGCGCCGGTGCCGCTTTCAGGCGCTCGATCTCACTTTTGAGAACGTTGTTTTCGTCGTTCAGCTTGGCGATTTCGCTTTCGCGGTCGGCCAGTTTCGCCACGAGATCCGCGCCGGGCGTCATCTTCGCGATGATCACCTCGGTCGTCTTGTCGAAGCCGTCAGCCAGGACCGATTTCGCAATGTCAGTCTCGGGCATGTGCGCCTTCGCGATCGACAGATAATCGACCAGCGACACGCCGGCGGCGTCGGTCAGGCTTTTCTTGAGGTCGGCGACCTGCGCGGACATGGCCACGTCCAGCGACACGACGGCCGCACTGGTCGACGCGGGAGTCTGGAACTGCGCGATGAACTCGTTGATTTCCTCGACCGCCATGGCCTGGAAGATCGCGGCGCCGCTGGTCAGCCATTCACGCAGTTGCGCCGGCACGGGCGAGCCGTCCTTTTCGCATTCCGCTTCCCACTCGGCATCGCTGACGAGGTAGCCGATCGACGTGATCAGTTCGGCGAAGCGGGACACGCTGTACATGCCTTTTTTCACGTCGTCCGTGGCGCCGGCGGCTTTCTCGGCGTCGTCTTTCTCGTCCTCGGAATCTTCGGAATCGTCGGCGTCTTTGCCGTCCTCACCCTCGCCTTCGTCCTTGCCGTCACCCGATTCATCATCGTCGTCCTTCTTGGCGGCTTTCGCCAGTTCCGCCGTGATCAGTTCGAGCATGCGTGCAGGCGTGATGTCACCTTTGTTCATGGCGGCGGCGATACCTTCCATAGCGGCCGCGTCGGCTTCCGATACGGTCACGGTGGCGTCGATGTCGTCACCCTTGAACATGGTGATCACGGCTTCGGGATTGGCCGGGCGGTCGACCAAGCTGATCTCGGTGAGACGCATTTTGCTGATGGTCTTGGTCGCGGCGTCGTACCCGCCCGGCAGTTTTTTACCACCGATCGAGAACCCCTTGTAGACGCCGGTTTGCACCTTGAGCACTTCGACAGGGTCGACCACGGTGGCCACGATCTCGGTTTCGCCGGCGTCGTTCACCTCGGCTTTCGTGACGAAGCCGGCCGCGATGGGCTGGTGCATCGAGCGCAGCGGGCCGGTACCGTGTTTGAAGTAGTCCGGAAGGGCGTCCAGCATGGCCGACTTGGTGACGGTTTCACCCTGACTGTCCACGCTTTCCGTGGATGCGATGCCGAACACCTGGATCGAGCCGTCATCGTTGGCTTCGGTCTTGGTGATGCTGGCGAATTTGCGAATATCGCTCATACGATTGCCCCCGTGTTGGGATTGCGCCAGTTGGCGCCGTCGAAGTGGATGACGTAGCCGAGCGTGGAATCGTGGAACGCTTGATTCTTTTTCGGCTTGGCCGGGCGCGACGCCGTGGTACCGACTTCCAGGCCGCCGGCCGGCGAAGTCCAGCCGTTCGCCAGCAGAACCAACGCGTCGAAATCGGGAACGTCAAGGAACGAGCCGACCGCGCACGTGTACGACCGACCGTTCGCGGGGCAAGTGGTGGGGCCGTTTGCCGGCGGCATTACGCGGATATTCGGCATGTAGGTGTGCCCTTGATCAATGGGTATTGCCCGAATTATAGATTGCCTTCGGGCAAAGAACAATCATTCTTCATTTTCCGGCGCGAGCGCGGCGATCACGGAGCATCGGCAGTTCGGGTGCGCGGGCGGCGC